GGCCAGACCAGCGTGGATACAAACCGTCTGCATCTGGCAAAGTATCGTCAGCGTCCCAAGGGCGATCTGACTTAGGCCAAAGGGTTACCCAATCCTCTGGGTCATCAGCAAATTCAAGAACCGCTGGCATGGCTAGGTAAGTCCAAGGCGATCTGTTATCAGGGTAACGTTCTGGGTTACGCATCTCGCGGTATAGATCCATAGGATCCACACGGGTACCAACTACTAGGATCTTTCCCGTTGGACCAACACGCGTCAAAACTTCCTGCTGGATCCATCGTAACTGCTTCTCATACTCACCAGCGTTGGCGAGAGTTACACAGTCATCAAGGATAATCAAATCTGCACGTGCGCCGTAAATCTGCCCACCGATACCCAATGCCTGGACTGTCGGATCCTTTTCACCAGATTCGCGTTCAAGGTAGATAGCGTCTTGCGTCCACTTCTCAGCGGTGGCTTTATAGCCTTCCACTGGTGCGTAACGTCTTTGCAGTTCAGCCCACTGTGGCGAGGTCAAGCGTTGCTTGATCGCGTAGAGGAATTCTTTAGCCATTCCCTGGGTCTTAGAGACGATCTTGATACGGACATTGGGATTGGTTACAATCCTATATGTCACATAGTCAATGCTGATAGTCATGGACTTGGCATGTTCTGGGGGCATATTCACCAAAACGTAATTCTTAAAATTTGATTCATAGGTCATGGAGCCATGCAGCCAGGCTGGCTCACCTTCTTCAAGAAGAGAAGTCACATTGCGCTGATGGTCGAATGTCCTAGAATGTAGATACTTGGTACGGAAATCCTCAAAAGAGATATTGGCATCATCTTCTGCAATAGTCCCTTTTCGGCGCTTGATAACACGCGCCAGATCAATCGCCTCTTTGAACTGAGGATCGGAAGATCGGTAGTACTCATAAGACTTGACTGATTTGCCGACGGCGCGGCAAGCATCTTCTACTGTCACGCCATCATTGATTAGATCAATGAGGCGTTTCTTCGCGTCAGGCGCGGCAAGATTAGCGCCTTCAAGAAGGCGGTACTTCGTTGGATCCTTAGTAGCCACTGAGTAATCTCCCTATGGTGGTGAGATTAGAACTATCCCACTGCGAAGCATCCCCTATGGGGATTGCTATGGTTAACTTAGGGGGCGCCGCCAGGCGCACCTGGCGTCTTTCCTATGGGTTAGCGTAGAGGGCCTTAAGCCCTCGTAGCGGATCGTTCGGCTCTTGCGACATCCTCGCTGTGAGGCTCGGCTGTCTAGAGCCGAACTACGGAGCGGTTTTATTTAAACCCCTTACTTATACTAAGGCGGGATAAAAGACCTTTATCCCTAGTTGAGGTGTGTGATGTTCGTCACATTACCTATAAGTGCAGGTCAGAGTGGGTATTGGGTACCAAAATAGTTTACGCCGTCTCAATATATGAGACAGATTTACGCCGTTTTGAGATGGCAGCCCCCTATATTTATAAAAAATATTGTGGTTGATAGTAATAGTAATACACTCTCTATAGTTAAAACCCTCGGGTTGGACGTGACAGTTTCGATATCGAACAGATGTTCGAATTGCCTAACGGTGGCGACAGTAACGTCCGCGTAAGAATGCGAAACTGCGGGCAAGGCGAGGCGGTTCGATGTCGTATTGGATAGTTATACCGTGTCGAACAGTTGTTCGAATGCGTTGTGGGATGCTTATCTGTACACTGTCCAGATGGCGACATGGCGACAGTAGGCACCGAACTAGCAGGGGTGCAGATAGTGGGCTAATTATCGTTATCTAATTGTTACCTAACTCACACCATTAGGGCTTGACAATGCCTGACAGTTGCGATAATTTTCTACCAGTGGCAGACAGCCACCTTATGAAAGGGCTAGAAATGAATCTACCTACAGCGCACGGGGCGGAAGTTATCGCTCACACCAGCATTAACTTAGACCGCGTATTATTCCGCCTAGCCTTCACGCCAGAGGCTGAATTAGATACCTTTTCCGCCTGGAATTGGGTACGCGTGAGCGACTTCCGCCTATTCGCTAAGGCTCAACTAATCAACCCTCAGGCAGTAAAGGCAGGCGCATAATGGCCAAACAGTTAAAGTCCCGTTACGTGATGATAGACAGCCAGGGGCGCAAGTGGATAGACGCAGACCTAACCCCTGCCGCGCTCAAGCGCTTGATGCGCGAGTTAGAGCGATTCGGCGTCTATGTCCATGAATCAACGTGGCACGCGCTAGGACATGACGAGGAGAAGGTGAGCGCATAATGAAACGCTCACGCGCTTATTGCCGCGTTAGGGGTATCGTCCGTGTCGTATTCTGGCTCTCTATCGCTAGCCTAATTCTTCTGGTATCGTGCGGGTTATGGTGGAATGGTCACGGTTACACGCTAGGATTTAACCCTTACAAGTAAGCAGTACAGCGCGGAAGGGTATTAGGTAGGTTCGAATCCTACCCCGCGCACTATCTGGCAGACAGCCAGATTATTGAAAGGACTAGGGACATGACAGTTACAGCAGAAAATTTAACATCCGCCTTAAACCGTATCTATAACGGCGGGGAATACTCACACGAGAACTTCGGGGACATCTGGTCATCGTTGCCAGACGTCGCAAGCGGACCAAAATGGGTGGGCGAGGTTATGGACGCAGCGGGAAGCATTGAAGGTTACTTAACGGCGGGCGAGGAATACGACCTTGATGACCTTTCGGACTTCGCCAATGAATACGCCGAATCTTGTTGCGAAACTTATTACAAGACGATTCACGACCTAGTGCATGAACTTAGCCTATGGGCTAGCAATGACATCGAGGCGGATTTAGAGGCTATGGGCTACGCCGATAACCCACCATCTAACCTTGTAAAGTGGGAAAGCCTGTATCTTTATTCCGCTATGGCTATCACCTGGCGCGTCGTGCTAGAGCAAGCATTCACTTTCGCTGAGGAAATGAGCGAGGAGACTGTGTCCGCCTAGTTAACGGACTATGGCGCACGGTTTACCCCGTGCGCTGTAGCCTAGGAATTAGCCTAGGAAAGAGAAGGGACTATAAGTGAACGCATTAGAAGAAGTTAAAAATCTATGGGATATTGAATTATCCAATTCCTGCGAGTGTCGTTACTGCGAAACTTGCGGAATCGGAACCGAATCGGAATTGTGCGACGAGTGCCAGGCACCTACACGCGCCATGGATTATTGTGACGGCGCCTGCTATGAATACCGTTTAGAATGGCTAGAGGAATTAGTGAGCGCTTACGCTAAGGGGAACGGTCACGAGTATTTGGTACTACACGGGCGCGGAATGGGATGGACGGGCGCTAGCGGGCATACGGACCCGATACCAGCCACGGGGGAAGATTTGCTAAAGGCGCTTACCTTTTCAGGGGACTGGCGCCTACGGTTCACGCTTGATGAGAATAACCTTTTGAAGGTTAAGCGTTATTCCCACGATGAGCCTATGGGCGCTAGTTTCTACGCCGTCCCTAGTAATGGAAAGGATTAAGAATGATTAAGTGTGATAAGTGCCCGCGTGAGAGTATCGGGCGCCGTATTACCTGCCAGCCTATGCGCCTACCATGCGAGTGAATAACCGCCGCCTAGCAATATGCCCACAATGCGGGGCAGAAATTGAAGTCAGACACGGGCAATTTGCCCACAACACGATAAGCAACCACCGAAGAAGGGTGCATAAATGAGCAGATACACGGTACACGGCGCGTTCGATAATCCTAAACGCGCTAGGGAATACGCAAGATTTACCCATAAGGATACTTTCGACACTCAGCAAGAGGCAGAACTAATCGCGCAAGAGTGGCGCGAGAGTGAGCGTTATCCCTATGTGTGGATTGAGCATAAGTCGTGAGTAGCGAAGGGCGCCTAGTGGGTGGGAGCGATGACGCTCCTACCCTACCGCCTGCCGCCAGTGGCAGACTTGCCTATTGGCAGGCTAATGCAGAACTATCCCACCGCCTATTTTATGAACAAGTACACGACCCGAACCAGCAGGATGAGGCAGTTGAGAATCTAGCGAGATTTATCCGCGCCAGCCGTGAAGTTGAAAGGCTAACCGACGGGGAAGGGATGGAGTGGTTGTATAACTGACAACTACGCCCGCACGGGGATTTAGGGGAGCGCCGACACGCTCCCCTTTTTCATGCTCTGGAAATGCTTGACAAGGCCGTATTAGTCGGTCTATTCTCCTACTAACGCCCGCACGGGCGATTAGGGAGCGGAAATAATGCTAGACACGGAAGTGAAAAAGACGCTATTAGAAGCCTATGACGCAGCCTTTCAGCAAGGCTGGGAAGCGGGCTACGATCAAGCCATGAAGGATTACGGAATCACTGAGGAAGAAGCGGTTAAGAAACTATGATTAAACCCGACGACATAGCACTATGCCGCGAGGCGGATCCAGAACTATGGTTCCCTAACCCTGCAGACTTCCGCGCAACTACGGG